CAGGGTGTACTTCATAAAGGTATCGCCAAAAGAAACTTTACAAAATCTTTTACTATCGCTGAAGATGTAGAAATCAAAGGCGCAGAGTTAAAAGATGGCTTATTAAGTGTATCAATGGAAAGAGTTATTCCAGAGCACAAAAAAGCTAGAACAATAGAAATCAAGTAATCTAAAACGAGAAAGCGCTGAGACTTGACTTCTTAGCGCTTTCCGTGTATTATAGTATATAAAATTATAGGAGTTTTATTATGGACAAGTGGGAAATATTAGATCACACATTTAAATTTAGAGTAGGCGATTCAGAAGAAAAAGGCGGTTGTACTTTTATTGGTGGCGAATGGAAAGATGTCACCACTAATGATTTGTTTAAAGGTAAAAGAGTTGTTATGTTTAGTTTACCTGGCGCATTTACACCAACCTGTTCTGGACAGGAATTACCTTCTTATGATTCAATGTATCAACAATTTAAAGATTTAGGTATAGATGACGTTTATTGTATGTCAGTAAACGATGCATTTGTAATGAACGCTTGGGGTAGAGACTTAGCTATTAAAAATGTTAAGATGATACCTGATGGTTGTGGTACGTTTACAAGATCAATGGGTATGTTAGTGAACAAACCCAAACAAGGATTTGGTATGAGAAGCTGGAGATATTCAGCGATTATTAATGATGGTGTAGTAGAAGAATTTTTTGAAGAACCAGGATTTAATAATGAGAGTAATGATGAAGACCCTTACACAGTCTCAGCACCAGAGCACGTTTTACAATTCTTAAAATCTGAAGAGGTTGAGAGAAGCGTATAACATTGACAAAAAGACTAAATTATGATAAACTTATATTATATTATGAAAAGGAGTGAATATGAATCTATCAAGTGACACAGTAAATGTGTTAAAAAACTTTTCGGATATTAATCAAAACATTTTGGTTAAACCTGGAAACAAAATACAAACTATCTCTACTATGAAAAATATCTTGGCTGAAGCTGAGGTGAGTGAGAAGTTTGAAGACGAGTTTGCGATATATGATCTACCAGAGTTTTTAAGATCGGTTGAACTATTTGAGAAACCAGAACTTAAATTTAATGGTGGTACAAATGTCAAAATATCACAAGCTTCACAATCAATCAAATATTTCTTTGCTGACAAATCTGTTATAGTATCGCCTTCTAAAGGTATTACAATGCCAGATAAACACGTCACGTTTACTTTAAAGAAAAATGATTTTGCTAAATTGATGAAAGGTGCGACTACTTTAAATCTACCTGACATTGCTGTCAAAGGTGACGGTAAGAAAATCAAAATGATTGCGACAGATAAGAAAAACAAATCATCTAACGAGTATTCTATTGAAGTAGGTGAAACAGATAAGACGTTTACTGGTTTCTTTAGAACAGAAAACTTTAAACAAATTGTTGATGATTATGATGTTGCGATTTCTAAAGCAAAGATTTCTCATTTTGTAAACAGAAATAAATCTGTACAATATTGGATAGCGCTTGAACCTGACTCTGAATTTTAGAGGAGGTTTAAATGTCCGATTTTTTATGGGTTGAAAAATACCGACCAAAGAAAATAAGTGATTGTATTCTTACAGAAGACTTAAAGAAAACATTTACAGAATTTCTAAAACAAAAAGAGATACCAAATCTATTACTATCAGGTTCTGCTGGCACAGGTAAGACTACTGTTGCTAGAGCTTTATGTGAAGAACTAGGTGCTGATTATATCATTATCAATGGTTCTGACGAAGGTAGACAAATAGATACTGTAAGAAGTAAAATTAAAAACTTTGCTTCTACTGTATCACTAACCGAAGACGCAAATCACAAAGTTGTTATAATAGACGAGGCTGATTATATGAATGCTGATAGTGTTCAACCAGCTCTCCGTAATTTTATAGAAACCTTTTATAAGAATTGTCGTTTTATCTTTACCTGTAATTACAAAAACAAAATCATACCAGCTCTACACTCCAGATGTACGGTAGTTGATTTTAAAATTGTAAATGGTCAAAGAGTTAAAACTGCTACTGCCTTTCTTAAAAGACTAGAGGGTGTGCTTAAAGATGAGAATATAGAGTTTGATAAGAAGGTATTAGCAGAGTTAATTCAAAAGTATTATCCAGATTTTAGAAGAACAATAAACGAACTACAAAGATATTCTGTAAGGGGTAAAATTGATAGTGGTATATTATTCAATCTAGGTGAGGCGAATACTAAAGAACTTGTTAGAACTCTTAAAGAGAAGCGTTTTAACGACATGAGAAAATGGGTTGTACAAAACCTAGACAAAGAGGCATCAGCGTTGTTTAAGACGCTCTATGAAACGCTATATACCTCTTTAGATGCGAAGTCGGTACCTCAAGCGATATTGATTATTGCTGGGTATCAATACAAATCAGCCTTTGTTGCTGACCAAGAGATCAATATGGTCGCTTGTTTAACAGAGATAATGGCAGGTTGTAAATTTAAATAAACTAAATAGAACAAACAAAGAACATTATGCCAGGTAAGTGGGACGGTAGAAGTAGATTATCAAATGACAAGTACAGGGAAAGTTGGGATAGAATATTCAAAACCAATCCTGTTGCCAAAGAAGTAAGAACTCCGAAGTTTAAACCTAGTGTAGTGAAAGCTAAAAAAGGTAAAGGGAGTTATACGAGAAATGGCAAGAAGAACATTATTCAGAACATTGATAGTGAAAGCTAGAATGTTTTGGGCTGATATACGAGGTCATCATGGTAAACGTTGGAATTACGAACCAGGTGATTGGTATATGGGTAGACACAATAAAAGAAAATAATTGAAAAGTATTATATTATGTATGAGTTACGAGATTATTTAAACGCAATCAATTTCACTAAAGAAAATTTATTAGACACAACAGATGAAACTTGGGAAAAGAAATATCCTCCTTTCGTTATAAACAAGTGTCTTTCCGTACATTACGACTGTATTGCTCAAGCCAATGAAATGAATGGCTATCACTTCCTAGATAAAAAAACACAATTCCATTTTTATATAAATAGTATTAGAAAAAAGAAACGATTTGGTGGCAAGTGGTTATCACAAGCCAAGTTGAAGAATTTAGAGTATGTAAAAGAGTATTATGGTTATAGCAATGAGAAGGCTAAAGACGCTCTTACTTTACTTACTGATAAACAAATTGAACTAATTAAGGTTAGCCTTTTAAAAGGTGGGAGAACAAAATAATGAATGAGGAAACAATCAACTGGACCGCTGACAGTATGTTAGAGGTTACCATCAAGCAACCAGATGACTTTTTAAAGATAAGAGAGACTTTAACTAGAATAGGTGTTGCAAGTAGAAAAGACAAGACACTATTTCAAAGTTGTCACATATTACACAAACAAGGTAAATATTTCATAACACATTTTAAAGAACTATTTGCGTTAGATGGTAAGAAAGCAACTTTAACACAAAACGATATTCAAAGAAGAAACACAATCTCTATCTTATTGCAAGATTGGAATTTAATTGACATAGTGGATAAAGTAAAGTCGGAAGACAAAGCACCATTATCGCAAATCAAAGTATTACCATTTAAAGAAAAAAAAGAATGGAACTTATCGGCAAAATATAATATAGGGAAAAAAGTGGAAGCCAAGGATAATACTGAGAATGCAAGTACCGAAGTTTAAACAGTTCATTACAGAAACAGATATAGGTCGTAAAGATAAACCTATAACAGTTGCTATGGTAACTGTTGCTGATTCAAAAGACCCAAAAGAAAACACTACTGCTGATCTTATACAAAAGGCGTGTAAGAAAAAAGGTATTAAGTGTGTTATTGTAAATACCAAATCAACTATCATCACAGCTAAAGACGAAGACAAAGGAACACTTACTGTTTACAACTATGATGGTAAACAAGGTGAACATACTTTTGTAGGTAGAGATACAGTTTGTATAACTAGAGGTGGCGCACTTGAAGACGAAGCAGGTCTTTCATTAATATCATCATTTCAAAACTCACAAGCATTTATGATGAACACAAGAGCATCAATGTTGACTTGTGATAATAAACTAACATCAGCTTTACTATTTGAAAAATTTGGATTACCAACTCCAAAAACAGCATTCATTTCAAATGAAAACAATATTAAAAGTGGTGTTGATATGATAGGAGGGAAATTCCCAATCATATTAAAAACACTAACAGGAACACAAGGCGTAGGAGTAATCAAAATAGAAAGTTACGAAGGCCTTGTGGCGACTGTACAAGCAATGTGGAAACTAAACGCAGAACTTCTAATACAAGAATATATGCCTAGTGATTTTGATGTAAGAACATTTATAGTAGATAACAAAATATTTGCTAGTACAAAAAGAAGCCATAGTAGTTATGACTTTAGATCAAATACACATAGAGGCGCAGAGGCAGAACCTTATAAATTAAGTGATGAAGAAAGAGAACTTGTATTAAAGGCAGCTAGAGTCTCCAGAGCATATATGTGTGGTGTAGATCATATTATATTTAAAAACAAACCATATCTATTAGAAGTAAATGGTAGTCCTGGATCAGGCGCTGATTACGAAGGTTATCAACATAGAGATTATTATGCTGACGCTGAGCCAGCTGGTAGAATAGATGGTGAACAGATGATGGCCAATGTAGTAGATTATATTTCTGATAGAGCTCATTGGGACAGACAATCACTTATAGAAACTGGTTGGTTAGAAACAGTTGAGTTAGATGAAGTAGGTAAAGTCAGAGTAAAATTTGATACAGGTAACGGTTCTCAGGCTTGTGCTTTACACGCAGACAAAATTTTAGAAGACGGTAAGATTGTTAAATGGACCTATGATGGCAAAACATTTAGTAAACCTAGACATGGTACAAGTAAAGTGTTTAGATCAAATGCAACAGATGAACCATCAGAAACAAGACCAACTATATTAATGGACTTAACATTTAATGGTTTTACATATAAAGATGTAGAGATTGGTTTAGACCAAAGACCTAGATCAGGTTCCGACTTACTTGTAAATAGAGATTTAATGCGATTAATGAATATTAGTGTCAACCCTAATAGAACATTTGTATTGAGTAAACGTTTAAAACCTATTGATAAAAAAGGTAAAGATAAAAGAGTTGGTTTTGAACCCGGTAAAGAAGACAATGACGAAAAATAAGAGTTGACAAACAAGTAAACTTATGATATAATGAAACACAAATAGGAGATATTATGCAAGACGTGAAGATATTAAGAATGACTACCGGCGAAGATGTAATCGCTAAGGTAGGTGAGAATGACCAAGGCGTTAGTTTAAAACAGCCTTTCGTAATCATACCTCAACAATCAGCCCCAGGAAAACCTATACAACTTATGATGAGTTTGTATAATGCTTTTGGTAAGAGTGATACAATCACAGTTGATAAAGACAAAATTGTTTTTATGACAGAACCCAAAGATGATTTATTAAAATCATATCAATCAAATACAAGTACAATCATTTCAGCGAATACGCCTGGTTTGATTACAGAAAACTCAGTACCTAAGTTATAATGATAACTGTTAATTTTGTTAGAGGAGAGGAAATTATTCCTGTCCAGGTTGACGAAGGTATGACATTGATGGAGGCGGCTAGAGATTACTCTACTAATCCTATTGATGAGATACCAGCAGATTGTTCAGGTTGTTGTGCTTGTGCTACTTGCCATGTACTAGTAGATAGAAACTGGACACATATAGTAGGTCAACCTAATCAAGGTTCAGTAGAAACAGATTTGATTGAATATGAAAAAGGCTATGATCGTATGCAAAGTAGATTAGCATGTCAAATACAATTAGAAAAAAAACACGATGGTTTGGTTGCACACCTGTTGGACAATCATAAACTATAAGTACATTGGGGGATTAGCTCAGTTGGGAGAGCGCCTGATTTGCATTCAGGAGGTCGCAGGTTCGATTCCTGTATCCTCCACCA